CAATTACCTCATCCTCGGCTGGTTCCATGAATACAGGTTCTTCTGTTTCAACGAACGTTTCCTCTGATGAAAATTCCTCTTCTTCAGGAACCATTGGTAAGAAGGTTTCGACGATTTCGTTTGTTTCCTCATAAAATTCCTCCATAGGTTCTTCCATCATTATTTCCTCTTCCACAAACTCTTCTTCAAAATACATTTCTTCTTCCATAAAAAATTCTTCTGAGAATGTGAAATCTCCCATAGTTGTTTCCATTTCAAATTCGGGTTCTTCAAAGGACATTTCTTCATTGAATGAGAAATCTTCTTCCTCAAATATAAATTCTTCCATATCTTCAAAGACTTCGTCTTGTAAGTCATCCAATATATCTTCTATGTCGTCTAATGCTGTTGATGCTTCTGTACTGATAACGGTGTTATCGTATGTCATTGTAAGTAAAGCACCTAGAAGATTTGGTCCACCTCTGCTTGCAGATCCTGTATTATTATCGGTGCCGCTCCAGGTCCAGTCTAATTTGTTGGCTCCGGTATCATTAAATACTATTGTATTATTGTACTGACCACATGCTGCAGACACACCTGCTGATGAAGATGACGGATAACCATTACAATTTCCTTTAAATCCATCTATGTCTGTTCTCGTTTGTGTCGTTGTAGATTGTACCGTTCCACTTGAGTCTTTTATTTCTATAGTGATAGTATGTGAATCCGTAGCTCCACTATCTCCTTCACAGTTGCCGGCTTCGTTATCACAATTAGCAATGTCAATGTAGTTGTTAATGGTGATTCCATTATCCAACATGTCCTGGGTACGAGAAGTATTAGTTAAAGCAATATCATCTACGTTTACTGTAGCTGTTCCAGTGACTTCAAAGTCCCCACCAACACTAAATTTATATCCGCAATTCGCTTGAGAAGTAGGACAAGTAATAGTGAATCCATTTACAACATCACCATTTGATACCCAGCCCGAACTCCCAGGATTGATCTGTTCTGTGGCGCTAGATCCCCAGTCCACGCCATCTCCAACGTTAGGTAGAAGATTGCCTGTAGTTATATCTTCTGCTTTAACATTATGTATGATACATGAGCCCATAAAGTAGCAGACGAAAAAAGTAATTATGAGATTTTTTATTTTGGATCTTGCCATTGAACCTTTTTATCCGTCGATTTGTCAGGTGGTAGGTTTACGATAGGTTCTACTTTTTCTCTTTTTTCCATACGTTTAACATATGCTTTATAATCAGGTCTTTCAAAATCATATTTTTTCCATAATTTCATTGCTTCTTTACCGATACGGCCATCAATTGGGCATGGCGTACCCGCATTAATCATAGCTTCAAAAACTCTTTCGTCTTGACATAATATTGCAACAGCTCCTACTTTCATACCAAAGTCATTAAGGATCCTAGCTAATTTAAGTCTTTCGCAATTCTTGTCTATCATATGTTTACCACCAGATACGCCTATGCCAAAGGTCTGTATACCTGCAGAAACTCCAACAGCACATACATCCTGTGTCATAGAATTATAGGAAGGTGCTCCTGCGGTTGGTGGCGAACTTCTTATATCTGAATTCGTGGTGTTGTTGGTTGTGGATGTGGATTCAGAACCTGACTGATACGTGGTTGTAGATTCTGAAGTATAGCCACCTTCTATGGCTGTGTTGCTACCCGAGACGTTTGATTGTGTTGAGCCTGCATAGGCGCTCGTTGAACACACCAATAGTGTTAGCATTAAAAGTGTAGATAAATACTTCATCAATTTTCATGAACCCTTTAGTTACAATTGTTTTTATCTAAATCAATCGGTTTTTCGCCATCAAAAAACCACACAAAAGATGAAACACGTGTTCCGTCTTGTGTATAGGTACATTTTTTGCCTACTGAGCAGGCGCTCAGGGCAAATAGTAAGGCGAGCACTAAAAATAATTTATTCATTTTGCTCCTTTAGTTTAACAGTATGCTCATAGGTATCCTGTTCTGCTTTTTCTTGATCTTCAAGTTGGCAGCATTCGCCAGATTGTTCTTTTTCTCTAGTATGCGCTTCGCAACATTTATTTGGATCTATTGACATACTTCACATTCTTCCTTGCAATCACAATTATTACAAGAACATACTCCATATAGATCAGAATGTTCTTTTAAAGAACAATGACAATCGCAATTACAATTTTTACACTTCATTACTTATAAAGGTCCTTAGTTAACCAACTCAAAAATTTTTTCCACCATTTTTTAATCATTTTTAGTTTCCTCAATATTATAGAAGAATCTATCTGAATCTTCTGTTTTCCATTTACGACTATCTTCAACATTCCATTCAATGGTTTGAACTTTCCAGTCGAATGGTATTTCATCCCTCACCGTGAAGGATGGTATGCTCCAGATTAGTCTGTTATTTGGCTGAGCCGCATAGTTGCCGTTTTCAAGGGCTAGTATGTGTGCGCACTTATGTTCGTGCGGAATTTCGGAATGATCCGTATCTACTATATTACTCTCTGGGTGGCCCCAGTCAACAGTAAAAAGATAGGCACCTGAATACCACTTCTTATCTTTTCCTATAAATTTTCCAGATTGTCCATCTAGGACATCAAAAGAAGTAACAGCAGGATAGTAACTAAAGCAATTCCATAACTCCAGCTCGTCAAGTCGCATCCGAAGAACTTCTTCTGGCTTATAGCCTTTTTGTATGAATGCAGAGATTGGCAAACGGTAGAATATAGCTCCGTTTTCCATAATTGCGTGAAAGAGTATTGGACGCCCTGTAATCGATGCCAAACCAAAGATAAGACAATCTTCCACTTCTCCATGGTGAGCTTTAAGATCATAGAGATATTCTCTCCTGATCTGCGCATAGGTCGCAGGAATATTCGCGTTTAAATATGCCATCTATCATGTAATCCTTATAGTGCTGCGATTATAAAAATCACAAGTACAACTCCGGCACCGATACACACTTTTCTGTGATCTTTCCAGATTTGTTTAATTGTTTCCATGTTTCCTCCTTGTTAATTAAAAGAAGTTCTTGTCAACATCTTCTTCCCCTTCTTTATCAATACTACCCCAATTTTCTCCGCATTCATAGTCTACTTTGTTAGGAATTTCAAGGAGAACTGCTTCCTCCATTATCTTTCTAATCTTTTCAGCTTGTTTAGCATCTGTAATTGAAACATTCAATTCATCATGAACTTGCACCATAGGAAGGATTCCTTCTTTATATAAATTTACCATAGCTTTCTTGGTCATGTCAGCAGCACTTCCCTGAATTAGTCTATTTAAAGCTTTATAAGTAAAAGCTCTTCTGATATTTCCTGATCCATTTTCATTGGCCGCTTCTTCCCAGGTATCATACCATTTTCTGCTGTTCCAGTCTTTTGGTTCCCATTTATCAAATCTACACAGTCTTCCTCCTATAGTACGAATACGTCCTGCCGTTTGGGCCCTACTCATAGTTTGTTTCATTAATTGTTTTACAAAAGGAACTTTGAAATGATATTTGTTAATTAATTCTTTAGCTTCTTCCTCATCATTAATTCCTAATTGATCTTGTAATTTTGCTACACCCATACCATAAAATAAACCAAGATTAATAGTCTTGGCTTGTTTTCTATCTATACCCGCGATGTCTGCTACTATTTGATGAAAATCAGTGGAAGGATCTTCTTGAAAAGCTTTGGCCATTGTGTCTACACCAATAATTCCAGGTGTTCGTAAAGCAAAATGAACCACAAGACGTGGTTCTTGTTGGGAATAATCAAAACAACCCCATTTTTCTTCATCCGAGTTAGGGGAAAATATAGAACGTATTCCAGTTCCATACTCATTATAGTTAGGAAGTTGTTGAAGGTTTGGATGAGAATAACTTAGTCTTCCTGTTAGGGTACCTCCTTGATCTCCTCTTAATTGATTAATATCCGCATGTATTCTTCCTTTAACGACATAATTTTTAAGAGTTTCTATAAAAGTGTTTCTTAATTTATCCATTTGTCGAGCTGTAGCAATGTTCCTGATAAGTCTGTGAGGGTGGTTGGATAAATAATTTTTGGTAAAAGAAGGAGCATTTGTTTTTTCGGTTCTTGCGATATCTTTAACCCCTAATTTTTCACAAACTTTAGCAATGCTACGAGCGGCCCATACCTCAGGAAAGATTCCTGTTTCTTTTTTAACAGATTTTAAACACTCATCATAAGTGTTTTTATATTTCTTTTCTATAATGGCGACTTGATCTTCATTAATTCGTACTCCCTTCCATTTCATCTCTACCACACAAGGTAAAACATCAGTTTCTAATTCAACAATTGAGTGTAAGTTTTGTGATGCAATTTCTTTTTTTAATTCTTGCCACACAGCTAATGTAATCTCAGCATCTCTTTCAGCATATTCTCCAACGAACATCGAAGGAAGTTTGTACATTTCAGCTTTTGGATCTATACCCCATTCTCTAGCTGCGGATTGAAGAGCCGCCTCATTTTTTCCAATACCTGTGTATTCTTTGGCAACGGAATTTAAATCATATTTAAATTTATTTTCATTAACGAGTGAAGCCATGATCATTGTATCGATGATAGTTCCGTGGACCGTGAGCCCTAGTCTTTTGATCCAGCACACATCATATATAGCGTTGTGAAATATTTTTTCAGCAGGAGTCTTGAGTATATCCTTGAACCATTTTAAGACACGTTTACGATCCATGTTCCCTCCGCCTTCATGGGCGATGGGATAATAACCACACCAATCCTTAACCGCGACCGCAATGCCTACGACATCTCCTCCTCCGCGTGTAGCGCAGGATCCTTTTTTAACTAAGTCTGGGTCTTTGGTTTCTAAGTCAATAGCTATTTCATCATAGCTAGATAAATCTGGAAAACTGGTTGGTTCACACCATTCTGTTTTTGCACTAAACAATGGCGCTTGCATCAGGAATAATCCCTTTCAATAATCATATCTATAAAATGTTTTGCCTTTAGTAAGTCTTGCTTTCCTCCTTTATCTTGATGTCTTAAAATATATTTAATAACACAACCTTCAGGATATAGCAACTTATTCTCAACTACAAACTTACTTGGTTGAATTTTGTATTTGAGATAATGTTTTCCACCTATTTGCTTTTTGTATGCACTCATATAATTAAATTA